AAGAATGTTTTGGGTGTTATTGACATTGATTGAACCATCTGGGTTTACAACAAGTTTATTTCCTGTTTCGCCAACAATACTAACATTGTCACCCAAAGGTCCTGCGCCGTCTAAAAATACAGTGGCATCGACCCTAAGAGTCTTTCGATCTTCATCATGTACATTTTGTAGTACCTGTCGTTCGTCTAATTTACTAGGTATTGTTGACATTATAACCTACCTTAATTATTAAATTTTTTAATAAGCTTTGGAAACTTTACAGAACCTACTGCGTCTTTTGAAATAGCGTTTAACTCTTCATAAGTAGGTCTGTCTTGTCTAGCAGAGTCATCAATGTTTTGAACAAACGGTTGAAGACCTGTAATATCGTCACTTCCTCTACCAAGCCCTTCTGATTTTAATACCATTTTAAGATTACTAATAGCAGGTACATAATCAGTTGTTAAATCTATAGCATCTACTCCAGCTTCTTTCAGTTCACCAGCATTTGCTTTATTCATAATACCCATAGCAGCTAAAGCAGCTCCGCCTAGTCCTATAGCAGGTAAAACACCCTTTGCAAACCCTTTGGCATTCTTAAGTATACTGCCTTCTTTTTCAGCAAGTTTTACAGCATCGTCTGCTAAGTCACCAACACCTAGTTTTTGATCTAAATTAAAGAACTTAGACTTATTACGAACTTCTGGGTTAATACCTATAGTATCTGTTGGTGTCATTTTTACAGTATCTTCGAGATTCGTGAGCTTGCCCTTCAATTGTAAATCAGGAAGTACTTCAGATAAAGTACTAGCCCTAACTTTAGGTTCAGACATTGGAACGCCCGCCATATTCATTGTACGACCTTCTGCTGCATTTTTTGCAACATTAGCTAAACGTTTCTTTTCAAGAAGTGCATAAGCTTTTTCTAATTTACTGTCAGCCATTATTGTTGTCCTTGCATAATTTTGCGGATTTTCTCAAATCTACGTATATCAGGTTGTTGTTGGAATTCATTTTCTTGTTGTCTAAGTAATTCTTGTTCATTACTATTTAAGTTATCGGACGCTAAAAGATCTGGAGTAATCATACTTAGAGCATCTTGTGTGGCTCCTTTTGTATCTCCAGCATATGCCTTTTCCCCGATACCTAGAGCGGCGGCTCCTATAGCAACAGGTGCTACCATTTTTAACGGATTACCCTTAATCATACGCTTTAAGTTCAAGAACTGCTTTAATTGTCCAGCACCAAACTCTGAATCAGGTTTAAAGTGGTCTTTGTAGTATAAAGCTGCGTCTTTCAGTCCTTTTAAGTCCATAAGACTATTAAGATCTGGTTTTTCTTTCTTTATCATTTTTAAAGCTTCAGAATCTGTTAAATCGTCTGCAACTTTCACTAAAGGTCTTGATGCTTCATCGTAGTGATGTTGTAATTCATGTCCTAAAGTTGCTAAGTCTCCCTTATCTTTAAGTAGTATCTTTGATTTAGATTCAGGAACATATAATCCAGTTTTAGGATCTACATGAAAATTATATCTGCCCGGATCTATCATATTAGGCTGTTCTTTAATTGAAACGTTTTTAAATAACTCAGGTTGTTCGTAAAAATCGCGAATATCCTTATTTCCTGCATAAATAGCAGAAGCTTCTTCCAATCCATTACGAATACTAGCAGGATTATACTTTTCAAACATCTTAGCTACTTCTTCGTCAGGTACGTCAGTTTTAATCTGATCAACCAGCTTATCGTAGAACTTTTTGTTCAAATTCTTAAACTTTTCCACTACTTCTCCAATAAATCGGACAATACGTCCTGTTCAGTATCTATTGATGATGGATCTCGATTAACTAGCGGATTTTGTTGATTTCTCTTGAACAACTTATTAATTTCCTCAAATTTAGCCCTAGATTTAGGGTTTTTTGGGTTATTTAGAGCATCTAAACCGCCTTGTATACCGTTTTTGTGCATTAAGTAGATATTCTCTACATTAGGCTCAAAAGGACCATTTTTGGCGTTTTCAAGCACGTTTTCGCTCTTTTTTACTAGAGCCTTCATTAAAATCGCCTCTTTACGAAGCGGATTAGCTTCATTTACGTCAAAACCTTGTTGTTTTGCTAGATCTTCAGCTAATTTCCTTGTAGAATCAACGAGTTGGTAGTGTCCAGACGCAGAAGATACTGGGTTTTGTAGGTTTTTTCCCCCACTAGACTCCACATAATGTATCTTTTCTAAGTCTTCAGGACTCAACTGCTTAGAATAACTAGCAATATCCTCATTCATATCCCTATAATCATATGGATCAGTAACATATTCCGGTCTTTCTTCTGGAACTTTACCTAATTTCTCCAATAATTTAGCGAAATCTCTCATTTATTGTGCCCTCGGGTCAATATTAGGGTTGGGAAGCAATGATTGGTCAACGGTCGGCTGGTTAGGCATAGCATTTTCAGGGGATTGTTGTCCTCCTAATGCTTGTACATTCATCAACTCATCAACATTATTACCTAAAGTAGCTGATTGTGGTCCCATTTGAGGAGCCATTTGTCCACCTTGTTGTGGATTCATAGGTCCCGGAGGTAAATTAGGAGCACCGGCGTTCTGTTGAGGGTTCAAAGGTTGCTCGTTTATCAACATTAATAGGTCTGGATTAACGTTTCTTAACATATCAATGTGTTCTTGTATATGAGCACGTACCTTTGCTGTCAATTCTGGGTTATCTCGTAGATCTGGATCACTAATTACTGATCTATGTTCTTTAATATGTAGTGAATGTCGGTCTAAAATGTCCGCCATTACTTCTTTTCCTTCCAATAACTTCTCGTTTTCACGTTTAATTAGGAAGATATCTTGCATATCTGCTTCATAAAGTGTCTCAACACTACCAGTTTCTAATACCATGAAGTATTGTTCTGGAGTTTTGATGATTTTCATGTTAGCAAGGTTGTTTGCAATCTCTACTTTACCGGCAATTGTCTTAGCTAGCGGGTTACCAACGTTTACAGTAACTCTTCTAACGTCCGAAATCATGTCTCCGGTAAACTCTTTCATTAAAGAACGCTTATTTTTACCAACAATTGAAATCAATTTAGGTGTATTTGCGTAGTCTTTAAGTATTTCGATTAATGTTGAGCCGATTTCTTCTAAGAATTTTACATAATTACGTTGAAAAGTGTTCTGAAACTGTAGCGACATTGACTGAACAAGTGCTAAAGAGTTACCAGAACGTAAAGAAGCTTCAGGATTTCCTCTAGTTACTGAGTTAATACCTGATTGTGTTTCACCTAACTGCTCTAAAATCTGTGCAAACTTGTAAGTTTCAGGAGCAGTAGCTGTTAATTGTAAAGGTTCTGGTTTTTTATTACCTTCAACAACGTTCATACCGCCCGGTAAAGCTTGATGTACTAGATCAGAACCACGTTCAACGAATAAGTTCTGTACACCGAAAGCATTTTGGTTTGTTAAGATTGTAGAATATGTAGCATTTAACGCTTCTTGAATAGGATATACGTCAAACATATCTGAGTATCCATACGGAGTACCCATAATATTAGCCGGAGATAACCTAAAAAGAGGAATAGTTCTATAAGGTAAAGGAACATCTAATAATACTACATCAGCAGCAACAAAAAGCATGTATCTACCTTCAGGTAAAGCTTCTGTTTTCTTATGATAGAACTTAAATACTGGAATATCATCAGTATCGTCGTTTGAAAATGTCTGTAATTTAAAGCTATATATCTCGTTCTTTGTAGGAAGCGACATAATTTTTTCTTTAAACTCTGGATATTTAGCAGCTAGATTGTGTCTATTCTGAAAAGAACGCACTAAAGCCCATTCTTGTGAATAAAAGTTTTCTTTTGTACCATCTACAACAACACTTAAAGGGTCATAAAGAGTAAACTCCATTTCTCCTTCATAAGTATGCTCACCAGTTTCAGGATCGAAGTCTTTAGCATCTCCTGCCGTAGCATTCCATTCCATATCGATAAAAGAAGCACCCATTACTGTAGCCATTTCAACAGAATCATAGATTATTGTTTCGAGATTCTTTTCTCTCATGTAGTAATCTAAGATACCATTAGCTAAGTATGTTTGTGATAATGATTTATAGTCAGTATTTATTGACTTTGCTTCAAAAACTGGGCGGTTAGCTGTAATAATTTGTACAATATGTCTAGCCAAGTTTCTAAACATGTTGACAGGAATACTAACAAGTTCCCCTTCTTCACCAGTAAAACTAATTGTATGGTTTTCTTGTGTACCTTTATTAAAGTTACCGTAGTAAAACTTATACATGTTAGCTAGCTTTGTAACATATGAATTAGACTTAATCTGAGAATAAAATGTTCTAGCTTTGTCTAAAGCTGCCGCAGCGGTTTGTTCCGAATCTCTAGCAGCGAAATAAATTTCACGGTCGTTTGGATTCTTATCCATGTAAACCTCTTATTTTAATTGACTTAAAAATTCTACAACATAAGAAAAAGGAACCGCATGTCCTGAATTCTCTATAGATGGATTACCAGCAAATACAACAGCCACTAAGTTACCGTATTTATTTACTATTGGAGATCCACTATTTCCCGGATATGTTGGAGTACTTACTTGATAAGTATTTCTTGTAATTACACATACTTCCATCGGTCCAAAAAATGTATTAACTGTTTCAATTTTACCTTCAGCACAAGATCCATCTTCATTTGTTTTATCAGCCAATTGAATAACTCTATCGTCAAAATATTCACCTTTAGCAACGTTTAAAGCATCTCCTCTAGGATGTCCTAAAGTATAAAGCTCGTCGCCAATTTTAGGAGCAGAACCAATACTTAAACCTTTATGATTTGGTAAAGCTTCCATAACACATAAGTCATGATCTTTTGAAATTTCAATGATCTTACGTTCAATTGGTAATCTAATAGATTCTGACTTTACTTTTAAAGGACCTTGCATTTGACAAATATGTTTATTAGTTAAAATAACAATTTTACCATTAGGCAACTGAACATGCGATCCAGAACCTGATCCGTTTTCACCAAAAATTTGAACTGTACTTTCTTCTGCAATATTTCTAATATATGATCTGTGAGCATAAGGTGCTTCAAAACTTATATATGCAAATAATAAAGTCAAGATACTGATTTTTAAGGCTTTCTTTATGAAACTTCCGATTTTTGTTTTTAAACTAACTCCAAATGTTTATAGATAACTTAATTGCCTATATATAGTTGTTAATAATGAGTGTTTATGTTTATTTACGTTTATTTATACCGAAAATGCTTTCATAAACTTGCACCGCGGCGGTTTTTGAATTGGACGGAGAATACCCAAACCCTCCATTATTATAGAAAGTATTATCTGGAGATCTGCCATAATTATTAGGATAAGGATTTTTAGAAAAGTTTACAGACTTTATCATATATAAAAAAGCATCTACCGCATCATAATGTCCTACTCCCGGTGACCGTGCAAAATCATCCTTTGTTGAACTATCCTTCCATCTTGCGTTTTTTAAATGTTGTTGCAATACTACGCATCTAGGATTAATTACCACCTTGTGATTTTGTAACATTACTCTAGCTTGGTTAATCAATGGTAACTTGTACCCGGGTGCCTTTTTAACCGGCTGAAAATTCAGTTTATTATGAGACGCACGATTAATTTCACCAATTACTATATACTCAATATCAGAAACGCGAATTTCCGGTTTTATCAATTCATTTGTTAAATGATTCATCCTAGTATTTCTTCGCTAAATTTGTCCAGCTTTAAATCCTTTCCTTCTTTAACAATCTCATCTTCAATAATTAATTTATCGGCTTTAAAATCGTAATAACCGAATAATACTACAGTTAAATCTTTAAATCCAATATCCATAGAAACATAAGGCGTATAAAATGGCGGCTTATTGTACTCCATAACAATTTGATTTTGTAATTCCTCATCAAATTCCGGTATAACGGTTTTTGCTTCATCGCGAATCAATTCACATAAATACTCACGACGGAAGTTAATATTATTAACCCCACCATGATACCTAGATATAATGTGATTTTTCTTATCGTCACTTAATAAAGGATTATCAAACAATGTTTTCTTTGTAATAAGTTTTTCTTGTTCCGCAACCTCGATAAACTCAATGAACTCATGATCTGCTTGTTCTGGAGGAGTAGAAGCTAGAATAATCTTACCACCAGTATGTGTTGTTGTCGGGAATAAAATCGACATAACATTATACTTAAGATTGTTACAAAAAGCAGCCTCATCTACAAGTACTAAGCTAGACTTCTGTCCTCTCAATCTCTCAGCGTTATTAGCGTCCGTACCAGCCATTTGAATCTGTGATCCATTAGGAAACACGTAAATAAATTTAGACGGCAAATACTCGGGTTTAACGTCTTCTGGACAGTCTTCTAATATTTCAGTAAACAGTGGCTCAAAGATTGTCTGAACGTGTAATTTTGTATCAGTTAGTAATTTAATAATAGAGTTAGGATTTTGTATAGCGTGCATTAAAGCAATAATAGCAAGTAAGTAGGATTTACCAGACTGTCTAGCTAATAACCACACTAAAGTAGATTGTGGTTCAGCATTAATGTATATATTAAACATTTCTTTTTGTACAGTGTGCATCTTGTGGGTTAATATACCTCTACGCCACAATTCGTCATTAATCTGTTTTTTAGAAATACTAGACATCTACATTATCCCATACTATCTACAAGTTTTAGTAAATCTTCTGTAGATAAAGCAGGTGCTTGTTCTTTTTTCTTTTCTTCAACAGCTTTACCTTTTAGTAATTGTAGAGTCTTTGCAAATATCTCCAACTTCTTTACTTCTTCCAAAGTAAGCTCGCGGTTCATTGCAAGTCCCTTTAACATAGCTATTTGTATAACACACACTGTTTCAGTATCTGATGTGCCTTCACCTTGATCGATACTTAAAGCACTACTAACAGCTACTTGCTTTTCAGCTTCTTGTAGTTTTGAAGTAAGTGACTCTACTTTACGTTCAAGTTCGTTGATTTTCTTTGTCTGGGCAATAATTGTTGTATACTGTGAAGTAGCATATTGCTTAAGATCTTCTACAGTATTAAAATTACTAAGTATATTGTCTGTAATATTATTACTCATAATTACTTCCTATATCCCATAGTTAAAGCCATTTTACTAGTGTGGTTCTTAATAGCTTCTAGTTCTTTTTCTTGTTTATCATTCTTTTCTAGTACTTCTTTTCTTAAATCTTCTAACTGCTTCTTTGTAGCTTGTTCAGTAATAAACTCATAAGCTAAAAATATACATGCTAGCAATATAATAAATACTATATCGTAGCCGTTTGAGTTAAATTTGAAAGATTTAACGAAAGAGGCAATAAAAAGAACAGCAAGACTTAACTGAATCTTTTGTTTCATAAGAACTCCAATGTAAAAAAGAGATGTGTACGTATCTAGCTATTCTTTCTGTGTTTAACACTCTAGTATCGACTAGTATCTCTATAATAAGTTGTTAATATATATTTATATACTGAGAAATAATTACTGTCTCGTTTAAGGACGCACCACGTCCGCTTATCTTGTAGATGCTTTTGATTTGCTGTTTATATACCAGCATTATACACAACTTTACAAAAAAAGCAAGCATTATTTTCATAATAATTCAATTATGGTTTAAAAACACGTACATCCGTCTTTGGATTGTAGCTGCCCATCGGTATAATTTGTAGATGAACCCAGTTTGTAGTGCCAGACTCCATCCAAAACCCGTGCTCCTTAAGTTTCTTACAATCGTCCGCAATCAACCAATTGTACAGCTCAAGCTTAGGATCAGAGATGTCCGCCGCCTGACCGAACAAGTGCTTAGACTTTTTAGGGTAGTTGTCCGACTTATATATACGCTTCATATCCTCGTCGTTTCTAAGTCCCGACGTTATAGTCATGGGCTTTCCCCAATCCTTTCTAAGTTTATTTAAACGATCCAGAAGAATTACTAAATTAACCCTCTGTACGTCATTACATTCTTTTATATCATGAGCACCCAATAATTCCTTCATTGTAATCATAAAACCTCCTTAGCTTTGTTTAATTCTTTATATACTCGATAATAGTCAAGATATACTGGAGCACCAGTTTCCTTACATTCTTCTATATAAATTCCTATAAGATATATAACCCGTTCACCCACTTCATTAAGTTCCTCTATCAGAACCTCTAGTTCCTCATTATACTCCATTAATAATGCAGGATCAGTGGTATTAGCTATGTCCCGTCTAACTTCCGCCAGATCGTCCATAACATAACCCAGATGTACAATCTTTTTATGTATAGAAGGATTATACACTTTATTTCCTAGATCTTAACTTTTGCATACGAGCTTTCATAGCACTTCTAACACATTCAGGACACTTCCGACCCACCCATAAATCACCTTTATCATCAACCCAACGTTTATTACGATTATCTGGATACTTACCAGCTTGAATACGTTTCTTAGGTTCCTGACAAACAGCACAGGTACATACGTTTTCTTCATTCTTTACTTCTAAATTTTCCATAGTTTCACCTCTATATAAAGTTGTTAATATAGTTTATATTTATGTGAAAATACCCAAATTTTAACAACTAACTTTGAGCCCTTAAAAAATCTGTATACAGTATACTGTACATAGATATAAACAATAAAATCATCTATAAACTACACTATAGCGAGAAAAGCGAGCTAGCCCTACTTCAACTCGATTTTCGAGCTGCGTTTATATTTTATACCTCCAAACCAATCCACTGTATCCTTGTTTATAGCACATACTGGCTGTACTATCCCCATCGTACTATTCAACCAATCACAATACTCCTCAGCTTGAACATAATTATTAAATACTGCAATAAGCTTCTTTTCCTTTCTTTTATTCTCAACAACAACATTAATCTTCTTATGGAAGTAATTAGGCACTAGTTTATATTTATACGACATATACTGAACATCTCCATTCACCACATTAAACCCTAAATCCCTATACTTCTGTTTATAGTGTTCTGCGAATATCTGTTTATATTCTTTATCTTCAAAACTACCTAAAACTTCCAACCGCACATCAGTATACTTATTTAGATCGTATTCGTCCATAATTTGACCTATACGAGCTTTTAACTGTCCTGAGTGTCCAATATAGCAAACCTTGTTCAAATCGCTTAAAATGACAAATACGCAGCTATTAGGTAGTGTTTTAAATTGTAGCATTGACTGTTCGTTCATACTGGCTCCTATATAAAAATGTAACGGAACATTGTTGTGTTATATACAGTTGTTTAATATACAGTATTTTTAAGTAGATGGACTATTTGGGTAGGAGAGAGGTAAAGTGTTTATATACTGAGGTAGTAAAAACGTACGGATGAAGCATACAAGCCTTGTGTCCCGTCGCGAAATCCCATAGGGGGTATAGGGGTACGGGGTATCAAACTATTGTTTACACTATAGAACTTTTGTTTGACTGCTCAAACTTTTGTTGGGGTTATCGAACTGGCATACTTTTTGCACATGCAAGTATCGTGCCAATATACTAGCTTGCAAGATTCGTGCCAACTTTGCATAGATGCAAGAAACGTGCCAAGTGGTTACGTACTTTCAAGGGGTTAGGTAGATGCTAGTAATATCAAGGACTTAGGATGATGGTGAGGTAAGTTGTTGAATTCACTAGGTTAAGTATTTGGGGTATGTGATTTCAGATACTTAATATCCACTCCACTATCCCTCTATATACAGTATTCCATCTTACCATCTATCCTTATATGCCTATCTACAAAATATCCTTGCCCGATCTTTTTAAGCACATAACCTACTGATATATAAACAATTCACAACTTTTTTTAAGCTCATTGCATTTTTTTATTGCATTATTTTCTACCTGTGATAATCTGGTAACAGGAAAGCGAGCAACACAACAAAGCTTGCACAACTTGAGGATAGCAACATGATTTCAGTACTTGTAGTAATTTTTGTAACTTTTGTAATCTTTGATATGTTTAACATCGCTTAAGAAAATTTTGCACAGTGGCTTGACTAAAAATATAAACAGTGTTAAGATCGAATTGAGGATATAAAAATGAAAAGTAGAGAGCAATTAAAATTTGAAGCTTTAAAAAGACAGGAGCAAATAGCAAAAAAAGCAAAACGTGATAGCTTTAACAAAGCCGGAAACGTAAAAACGTCTTGGAATAGAAACAATAAAGAATTCCTTGTAGGTATGGGATTCTATGTTAAAGGTGAAAAGGCTCGTCCAAGTAAAAATGCTTGGATTGAAAAAAAGCTAGATAAAAATGTTATAGAGATTGACGTACGTAAAAAAGTATGATAATCTATAAACAGAGGTATAATTAAACCTACTGAGATCGGTCACAAGTCCGACTGTAAAAAGGTGAGTGATTATATTCAAACGAAGAGGCAACATAGCTTCTATATTTAAAGGGCATGGTTCGAATAGACTTCAACCCGAGAACTTTAAATGAATCACTGGCGAAACACGTAAAACGTGGTATGCTGTACGATCTGACGATTGTATGCAAACGCCTAAGAAACGTCCTTACGACTCGCAAGCGATAGAATAGTCAGCGAGTAGTAGCAAAGGCATCATGATATATACATCGTCATGGTGAGATAGCCGTAAGGATAGGTTTTAAACTAACCAATGTATTGAAATTACATTGAAGGTCACAAGTCCTTGTAAATAGTGAGTGAAACCAATAATCAAGGGGTTAGCTATGTCAGTATTTGATGAAACAAAGTATTATGCACGAGATAATGAAATGCGAGACTTTGAAGAGTTTCTAGCCGAACTAGCTAAAGACCCAGATTTTTATGATGACGACGAAGAAGACGATGATCTATATACAGAGAACTTTTAGGAGTGTTATATGCGAGCTTTAAAGTATGCACTTGTTATTTCCGTTTTAACAGTGATGTCAATGGGTATGTATGAAATGTTGAGTATTGCAACAAAACTTCAATAAGAGGTTATTATGTACCTTATAAAAGGTAAATTAAATCTGCGTAACAAGTATGAGTTATTCGATAGTGCAAAGTCTATTGATGTAGCTATGTACCTGCTCGAAGAATATAAACTTAAGTATAAGAATGCTACGTTTAAAATACAATACGTGAGGAGTATCTAAATGAAATTATTTAAAGAGTTAGATTTTAATGATCCTGCTATCCAAGAAAAAATTAAAAGACTTATTAAGGATGCAACATTGGTTAGATGTGGTGAGGTTGTAGGCGGTCATAATATGAACGATGTTTATTTAAACTTTAAAATTAAGGACTTTCTAAATAAAGACCCTGACACTATTGACGTTTACAATAATGAATTTGAGGACTTTCAAAACTAAATATATAAACAAATTCCGCTTTAACATAGGTTGTCGGTTCAGACTCTATAGCTTGTGTTTAAAGTATATTCCCACCTGTTATAATGCCCTCGAATGAGGGCTTTCCTTGTTCAAAAAGAGGTACGTATGTATAACGAACAACGAGAAATTTTAGTGCGGTCAATCCGTGCGTATATTTTCATGTATAATGCGACAAAATTCGAGCATTACCTAGATCAAGCTGTAAAAGTTATGTCAGTATTAAAACAACTGAACGAACAAAATCAAGGCGATTTTAATAACTTATTACCGTTGCAAATTAAACGACAAGAATTAAATGAATTTTTAGAAGAAACAATTTACAAGGTTGCTTAATATAAAGAAAGAATAATATAAAGTATTGGGAGCAATGAATCACTAATCATCAAGGTTTGTATGGAAACAATCAAGATACAAGTAACAAGCGTTAATACTAACGCTCTAAACAACATTTTAATGGGGTTAAGACGTAGCGACCCTACTTTAAAAACTGAGGACAAAATAAACGACGTAGCTAAAGAGCTAGGATATGATGTTATTTTGGATGATGAAGTATATAAATTTACTGACAAGTAGGTGATTTTATGATAAGTGAGCATCTATGGGTTGAACTATTCGGTACGAAATATTTTTGGATGTTAAACTATAATATTTCAGATAATGAAATTCAAAATGTAATTCAAAAGACAAGAAAATCAGTAAGTAATAAAGGTTATGCAACAATGTAAATATTCTTACAGTAGCAAGATGTATGGAATATGCTATTGAGAATGAAGAGTTTGAACTTTATAAAATAGCGGTTAAAAGTCTTAAAATATAGAGGTACACTATGAAAGAACCTAAGTGTTTGATCGGTGATGAAGTAATCATTGACGATAAACTGGGAATCTTAGTGGGCATGAACTATATAGGTGAAATTGTTTTTTATCGTGTTCTTTTCGAGGACAACGAAATCAAAATGTACGAGGAAGAAATCGTATGTCAAAGTCTTATTTAATTATTTGGTACATTATCGCATCATATATTCTAGCAACATTACTTAAACATTTATGAGGTAAACAATGTCAATCGAACAATTTTTTGTACGAGGTGGAATTTATAAGAATAAAGGTAAATTATTGAAGTGTCTTACTCCAGTAATTTTGTCTGATAATAAACAGTACATACAAAGTTATGCTTATTTGGTTGATGTAACTAATTATCCAGTAAGCAACTACGATCGTGAATTAATAACACAATACGAAACACTTTACGAAAGAATTACCGATCAAAATATTATTGACAAGTTTAACAATGATCTGAACAAAGAAATTAAACAACACGGTTTTAGAAATTACAATAGACTGAACGTAACTAAAGTAGGTAGTGACCCTGAGATTTTTGTTGTAGACGAAAATGACAAAGTATTACCTGCCTATGAATTTTTACAAGGTAAAGATAATCCAAATATAACTGGAAATCATGTAGATTTTAATATTAAAGGTAACACTTGTTCTGATAGCAAGAATCAAAAAATGTTTTGGGATGGCTTTCAAGCTGAATTTAATACTTGTGCAACTGACTGTTTATCTTGGGTAGTAGATTCGGTGGCAATCGGTATGG